CATTCGCAGCAAGGGACCAATCTTTACCTTTTGCTTCGGTGATAGCCTCTTTCCAATTTTGTGCTTCTGAAAGGACTGCTTTAGGGTCAATCTCATCGTATTTGGTCTCCTTGGTTTCAATGCCGATATTCAACACACGGATGATGGATGGGTACAGTGATGTAACGTCGAACGATACAACCCAATCATACATGCCAGGAACTGGTTCTTTTACATACGCACCTTCATACGCAGCGGACTTATCGTGGGTTTCCTTGAACGGAATCACCGTGTTCTCTTTTCGGAGAGCATTGTAAATCTTGACATCCCACGTTCGGACTTGGCTCAGCACATCGATATAGTTGACTTTGGACTCATACGCGACCGTGAGAACCAACTCAATCAGCTTCATTTTCTGCTCAAGTCGTTCAACCAACTCAACGTCCTTGATGTTGTAGTCCAGGAAGCCATAGAAGTCATCTTCGTAGAATGATTGGATGGAACCGCGGTATGCTGCCTTACCTTCACCCAACTCTACTTGTGCCACATAGTTCAACCGATAGGATTCCCGTGGGTCATTGACAAACTTCTTGTAAATCTGCATGTAGTCAATGATGGAGATTCCGACCATATCATACGCTTTGTAGTCGCGCCCAATCCACTGGACTGTCTGCTCGGAAAGCATTCCCCACGGTGATAGTTGTTTGGCAACCTTGTCACCGAATAGGTTTTTCATGCGTTGGATGAGGTACGGGAAATCGAACAGGCGCACGTTCCAACCTGTCACGACATCCGGATAGTTTGCTTTCCACACAAGTAGGAACTGGTGGAGCATTGTCTCCTCATCTTCGGAGATAATGAACCTGACATTGGTACGTTCTGGGTATTCTGCCCGCCAATCGAGTTCATCGAAATCGGGGCGATAGTGGAATACTGTGTAGTTCTTGGAACCAAAATCCTTCAGCGTGATCGTGATTACCGGTTCTTCGGCTGTGTCTGGTTCTGGGAATCCGTTCTTGGACTCAACTTCAATATCAATATTCGAGATTCGGATTTTGGATAGGTCGAGTTCGATATCATCCGGGTAGGTATCGGAAATCCACGCATACTCCCACTGTGTCTGACCAAAGACCTCGAAGTTATCGACATTCTTGTATTGCTTGACAAATTCGCGGGCTTCTCGGATATCGCCAAATTGAATGGGTTCGACGGGAACACCGTGCAGGGATTTTGTGGGTGATGCTGGGTCCTGTGAGGTTACGAAAAGAGTTGGCTTATACTCCACCTTGAACTTGGTGCGGTGGTTGTTATCTCCAACTTCTCGGACGTATATGAAATTGCCGGACTGGTGTACGTTTGTGTAGAAGTTACTCATCTACACTAGTATAACACAGTTTCACAAAGAACGCAAGACTTCATTTTTCAAATCATCATTCCACAATGCTACTTCAACTTTGCGGCGCTCCACAAGACCTTTCAGTTCCTTACCACCCGATTTGGTCCACTTCATAAACTCAGCGGGTACAGCATCGAAGTTCTTGGTATTCAGCATCTTTAGGATTGTGGATGACATGAAGTTTCCAACACCTATGTTGTACACCAGAGACATCAGCGCATCAAACTGGTTTTGGTTTAATTGTGCCGTCAACAGCTTACTCACAGTATACTCAACCGACTCAAGGAACTCCCGCAGGAGTTCCGTTGCTTGTTCTTCTGTGATTCCATCTTGGTATTCTGCGACTTCCTTTTGAGACAACCGCAAACCGTAACCTATTGCTGGGTGACCTACATCGTCATAGATTTTTGGTCGAAACCCTTCTGCTTTCTTGATGAGCGCGAGCCCGTATTTTCCAATCTTCATGTCCAGAGGCACCTTCTATTTTTCATCAACCGGATGAGCATTTCCTCTTCCTCGGCTTCATATTTATCATCGAGTTCCTGCATCAGGTCAAATTTGGTCGGACTGTAGGACATGTCGTTGAAAATGTCACTCCACTCCTCATCACCAAACTTCTTGTCCCAATACATGTTATAGGCGTTTACGCGCTTCTCAAAGACATCCTTCCACCAGATGTACAGTTCTGCCGTCTCTTTGGCAGCAAGAGCTTGCGGTGTAGGTTTCAAATACTTTTCATCGGTTGGTTCCACACCCATGTCACCATCGTAGGTCAGACTGGCTTCCCATGCGAGATACTTCAAACCATTTTCGCGGTTAGGTTTGAATTTGGTGTCATTGAGTTCATCGGACGTAATGTGATACATCCACGCGCATTCATGTTCCACAAAATCCACCAGAATGGAAAAACATGCATGGAGCATTTGCGTATCGGCCCCATAGTACGCTGGTGGTAGCTTGGTGTCAATGATGTGGTATTTCTGTGTAGTTCTGTGGATGATGGGGTACTTGATCTTGTCGCACCAAATACGATATACAAAAGCGCATTGGATGTCAATCCACTCCAGAATCTCAATCAGTTTGCTGTAGACAGGAAACTGGTTCTTGATCGTGGTTCGGTAGGTACGCCATTCGGCTGAGGTACCGTGTGAGAGGGTTGGGACCTTGAAGGCTTTCTTCAGAAAATGTCCAATGCGTTCAATAATGCTTTCAATCATGTTATTTTGGGTGCTCCCTTAATCGGTAAGGTATTGAGGATGCCGAGAAATCCAGCACCCAAACCTCTCGGCTCACAGGTTATTCATTCAATAGTTGTGACTTGGTCGATGCCGCGCCAATTTCGATCTTGCGCGGCTTTTTGCTTTCGGGGATGACGTTCTCCAAAGAGATTGTCAGCACACCATCAGCCATAGCTGCCCCGCGGACCTCAACTGTATCAAGCAACTTCCAACGCAGGCGCCAGGCGCGCTTTGCGATTCCGCGATGGATATATCTGACATCCACATCAAACGCCTTCTTTTCGGGCTTTGTCTGGACCATCAAAATACCATCTTCATAAATCACATCCAAATCATCGGCTGTGAAACCAGCAGCGGCAATTTGGATTTCCGACAGTTGATTTCCTTTGTCTACGAGATTGAATGGGGGATATGTGGAATTCGATGGGGATACTCCGGCATCAAAATCACTTTCGAGGCTCCTCATGAGTTGGTCAAAACCAATCAGAGTGCGCGATACTTCGGTGGGAATGGTAAACTTAACCATTGTTTGTTCTCCTTATTAAGCAAGAATGTTACTTCTCTCGATTTTAGAGGCCCCGAAGGCACCTCTACTTCTATTTATACGACTACCGACCAGTAGAACCTACTCCACTCACGCGGTTTGTACGATTTACTGGATTTTCCAAAACATTTTCAAATATGAACTGCTGGACGGGAACGATTTCACCTTGAGCAATCCGGTCACCGTCATTGATGAGATACGGAACTTCGCTGTTGTTGGTCAGAGCCACATACGTCTGTTCTGGATAATCTTCATCTACGACACCTTCACAGTTTGCCAGATTGATACCACTCTTGATTGCAATCCCAGACCGCGGGTGGATCCGCAAACTGTATCCTTCAGGAATGCCAAAAATGAATCCCGTGGGAATCAATGCGCGTTCTCCTGGTCCCAATTCAAACCAGCACGTTACAGGGACGGATTCTTTGTGGTTATCGGGGAACCACATGGTCACCTTTGTGTCGGGCTTGAGACAGGCGTGGATATCGAAACATGCAGAACGCTCTGTGGCGCATGTTGGTGTAATAGCTTCAGGATGTAGCCTGAAAAGTTTGAGTGTTTTCATAATCTAAGTATAGCACAGTCAGTTCACTTTTGCAAGACTTTTTCCACCGACTATGTTGAAGTACAACAGGCTTCCAGTTGCCGCATAGGTAATGATGCGATCATACCATTTTGGCTGTGTGATTTTGTTGATGTTCTTGGTAGTTGCCGCAATGTTGGAAGTCATGATTGGGAAATCCCGTGCGAAGATTCCAGAAGATGTCGCAAAGTTAGTGGACATGTAATTGACGTTGGTCGCTATGTCATCCACGTTTTCTCCGACGGCACGGGTCGTCGTGCGGACCGCAAAGAGCGTATCGGAGAACTGGGCCTGCCAACACAGAGCATTATTCTTGCAGTCTGTGTATGGATCCAGTCGGGCACCGACGGTAGCCGGCAATTCGTTGTACGTCTTGGCCAATACCAGCGCACTGTCACGGACTGGGAGCAAATCGTTGTGGATTGAATCCAACTTGGTGAATGTGTCACTCCGCACCGCGGCCACTTCCGCAAATACTTTCCCCTCAATGGACGATATCCGCCTGTCGGTAGTGCTTACAGCAGACCGAAGGTCTCCACGGATATCGTCCACTTTGGATAGCAACTCCTGCCGAGTCGCATGAATCTCATTCTGGGTAGTGGTGCGCCACTGGGTTGTCTCCACAATCAGGTGGTCATTGAATCTGGTGACTTCTTTGGCGATTGTGAAGAGGAGTAGCGAGAGGGAAAGCAGGCAGACGATTTTACAGAAGGTCAGGATTTTAGGTAGCATTGAGTTTTACCGGGGATTTGGTTTTCAGTATATCCACAGGGACACCCATCGGGTCGAAGATGACAAGGAATGGAGCGGTCCGGATACTGTGTTTCATTACCAGCGTAGGCGACTCGTCAATATCCACATAGAAGTAGTTCAGAGGTAAGACGGGGGCATCGGGGGAAGTAGAGAAG